GTTGCACGTCCCACCAGTCGTTTTTCAGGGCGTCTGCGTTCGATGGGGTGTACCAGGCGAATCTTCCGCATCGGTCGCATTCGGCGACGATGCAGTCGTTGTTCTTGGCCATGACGTTCCTTTCTATTCGGCCTCGTAATCGACGCTTAGGACGCCGCCCGAGACCTTGACGATTTTCTTGCTGATAGTCGCGTTGACGGTGATGCCCGTGAGATTGTCACGTGCGGTCACGGTGTCGCCAACATCGAACACCACGTTCGCGTCGTCGCGGACGGTGACCTTCACATCGCCCTCGGACTGCAGATCCTGTAGTTTCTCACGGGTCTTCTGGTTCAGTTCGGCGGTCTCGGCACTCGAATAGTCGTAGACCTGCGTTATCTCGTCCACGCCCCTGAGCGACTGGGTCTGGCTGACGTTGCCCGCAGCATCCGCGTACCAGTGGACGACCGTTCGACCGGCACCTTCGCCCTTGCCCAGGCCGATGAGATGATTCGGTTTCTTCCATGTGCGGGTCGCGTCGAAATCGATCAAATCGGAATCAATCGAGTCGCCGTAATGCGCGACCGGTCCGGCCCAAATGTTGACCCGGCCGGACGCATAGGCCATTCTGAGCTTCAAACCGCTGGCCGCGCACATCTTCCGCAAACCGGTATACGCATCCACGTAACGGTCGAACTGGTAGGTTTTGATGGTCGGGTCGTCTCCGTCAGGTGGGGCAACCGCGCCGAACACCGTATCAAGCCTCACACGGCTGATGAGCGAGCCGATGACCGAGGAAGCGGAACCGGAAACCGTCAGATAATCCTTGCCCTTGTCCGGCTCCAAAATCTTGTCCGCCAGCACGCCATGCCACGTGCGACCCGAATAGGTGATGGTACTGACGCCGGAAGTGAGCTGGTCTTCCATCGCATCCACGATTCCGCCGCACTCCGAACCATCCAGATACACGTAAGCGCCCGAATCGATCAAACGCGGCACGGTCAACTCGAAATCGTTCTCACCGCTTCCCCATGCGCAATCGAGCGTGTATTCGGCGATGGCCGATGTATCGACGTGCTTGCCGTTGGTGATGATCAGGTCAGCCATGCCGGCACGCTCCTCTCGCGGATCACGGTTAGGTCGAAGCCGAAGCCTTTCCATTGCACTTGGTGCTCACCGGACGGCAGTGGTTCGAAAATGTACGAGCCGGAGCCCATGCCAGTGCCTCTTTCGCCTTTGGCGAACACGTTCGTGAGGTCGCCGTTCTCGTCCGTCATGACAATGCTGCGCTGGCCCTCGACGCTGTTGATGGTCACATACGCGCCACTGGGGATGTCCATATGCAACTCATATGTGTTGCCTCCCATCGTGATCGACGGCTCGCTGACCGGCCCGTAGATCACCATCTCGAACGGCATCGCGGAAACCGCGCTGTTTACGACCGAAGCGTTTCGCGTCGTCGGCATGTAATCATGCGGATAATCATGCGGATAATCCAAATCCAAGCCGGGCTGCAATGCGTCCGACCAGAAATGCTGCACGTCGTCGCGCTTGCGCCACAGGCCGTCGAGCAATGCGACGGTGAGCGTGTATTTCGCGGGGCCGGGCGGGTCATAGGATGGTTCGATTCCGGTGACGAGCGCGGTCTGCGACCAGCCGTCCACGGTGAGCAGACCGGAATCGGCCTTGCTACGGGACGAGGCCACGGCCTTAACGTCCGCGTCGAACAGTTCGCCAGCCACGTCCAGCACGTTGAGGTCGGCGCATGTAGCCTCCAATTGGACGCTTGACGCGTTGAGGGAGGCGGAGTCAATGCCGTGAGCGGCCAACTCCACCTCCCACGCGTGCGTGCGCAATGGTTCGATGCGTTTGACCATGAGCCCCGCAGGGTCGATGAGGTTCACGGTGCGATCCTGTGTAGCACCGCACCGGTAGGTCATTGTCTGCAAACCATGCCTCCAATCAGATGATGTTGAACGCGCGCTTCCACTCGCGCAGGCTCATGGTCGGTGCGTACTTGCCAATGGTCGGCCCCAAATCCTCATGCAGGGATTGCAGATCGGAGCGCAGGCCGCGAATCTCGGTGATGATGGTCGCAAGATCGGCCAGACCGTTGCCGGTGGTGGCCGAAGCGACTGAATCGTCCAATCCGATGGCGGAGCGCAGCGTCATCGGCCCGAAAGCCGATTGGGCGGCATCCGTCACGCCCTGCACCTGCCGGACTATGTTGCGCTGCAAGGCGGGTGTCGCCTTGTCGATGCCCTCGCTGATGCCGGGCGGAATGTAACGACCGACCTCATCCCTGAACACTCGCGACGGGGAATGGATGCCGAGCGCCTCCTTCGCCTTATCGACCAGACCACTCAAAGCGCCCTTGATGTTCGCGTACAATCCGCCGATGGCACCGCTGATGCCGTTCCACAGACCACTGATGAGCTGCGAGCCGGCGTTTTTGAGCAGCGAGCCAGCTCCGGCGAACACGCCCTTGATGGCGCTCACGATGCCCGACACCAAGCCGCCGACCGCTCCGGCCGCGTTGGAAAGAATCGATTTGAAACTGTTCCAAGCTCCCGACCAGTTGCCGTTGATGAGGTTGGTGACCATGCTGATGACACCGGAAATAACGCCGACCACGCCCTGGATTACGCCTTGTATGCCGTCGATGACACCCGACACATATGGGAGCATCGCCTGCACCGCAGGCAACAACGTACCGGTGATGAATCCGATGATTGCGCTCACTACCGAGCCGACCACGCTGATGATGCTCTGGATGACCGGCATCAGCTGTTGGATGATGCCTGTGATGCCCGAGACCGCATCGGTTATGACTGGCACGAGCTGTTGGATGAGCGGCGTGATGGCGGTGACCAGCTGGCTAACGAAATCCATGACCTGCTGGATTACCGGGACGAGCGCGGAGGCGAGCTGGCTGATGACTTGGCCTATCATCGACACGATCTGCGAGGCGACCGGCAGCAGCGCGGCGATGATGTCCGCCAACGGTGGCAGCAGGCTGGACACGAGCTGGCCGATGAGCGGCATGAGCGAGCTGAGCGCGTTCATGAGCGGTTCGATGATCGTCGGGATGAGCGGTGCCAGCGACTGGAGTATGTCGCCGAACACTGGGATGAGCTCCGCGACAGAAGCGGTGATCACCGGCATGACCTGTTTGAACATGTCCTGCAGGCTTTTGCCGAACGCATCGAACGTCGGCTTCATTCCCGCGATCGTGTTCTTGAACAGGTTGAACGCGCCGGTGACCTGCGTGCCGAAGGCGTTGCGCAGTTCCGGCACCGTGGCGATGAGCGTGCCCAACGCTGCGACGACGATGCCGATGGGTCCGCCCAACGCGCTCAACGGGCCGGACAATCCGCCGAGCACCCCGCCGAGCAACGGAATCTTGGACAGCAATGGTGCGATGCCGCCTGCTCCGAGGGCCATGAATGCAGCTATCAGAGGGGCGATGGCGCTCTGCACGGGTTTGAATATCTCGCCGAGCCCGTTGAATACGCTGCCGATGGCGTTGATCGCGTTCTGGAACGGTTCAGGCAGGAGCGTCACCAGATCCGAGAACAGGCTCGGGATGGCTTTGACGACGCTCTGGGCGATGACCTTCACGCGGGGCAGGATGTTCTTCAACGCAGTGCCGATGGAGTCGGCGAGCTGCTGGCTGAGAGCGCCCATGTCGGCGTTCTCGTTGCCCAGTCCGGCGAGCCAGTTCTGCCATGCGGCCTTCATCGAGTTCACGGACCCCTCGATGGTGGTCGCCGCCTCCTTGGCGGTCGTGCCGCTGATGCCGAGGCTCTTCTGCACTCGGCTGATGGCCTCGGTCACGTCGGCGAACGAATCGATGGAAAGGTCGTTGCCTTCCTTCATCACGCCCGGCAGCTTGTTCGCGTCGGCGATGAGCCGCTGCATTTCCGTCTTGGTGCCGCCGTAGCCGAGCTTGAGGTTGTCCAGCATCGCGTAATTGCCGCGAGCAAGCGACTGATACGTCTGTTGGATGGTCTGGATGTCGGTGCCCATCTTGTTGGCGTTGTCCGACATGTCGATGATGGCCTGATTGCCCATCTCTGCGGCCTTGGCGGTGTCCCCGCCAAGCGAACTGACCAACGAGGCCGCGAAGCTCGTGACCTGGTTCATATAGTCGTTCGCGCCGACGCCGGCCGTCTTGTACGCTTCGGCCGCGTACTTCTGCACAGTGCCGGAAGCGCCCTTGAACAGGGTGTCGACGCCGCCGACCGCCTGCTCCCACGTGGCATACGCGCCCAACGCCTGCTTGCCGGTGGCCACCAGCGTGCCGCCGATGGCTGCCACACCTGCTCCGATGGCGGCGACCGCTCCCGTGGCGAGGCCCTTGATATGGGCGACCGCGTTTTGGGCGAGGTTTTTGAACGAGTTGCCTGCGCTGGAGGCGAGGTTGCCGAGCGTGCTGCCGATTGCCCCGGCGGCGGTCTGTGCTCCGGCTGGGAGTTTGGACCATACGGCTCCGGCGGCGGTGGCGATATTGCCGAAGTAGTTCTTGGCTACGTTGGCTACCGGTGCGAGTTTCTGCCCTACTTTTCCTGCGGCATCTCCGATGGCGGAGCCGATTTTGCCGCCGAATGAGCGGATGGGTGCGGTCCAAGTAGCGACTGCCGTTTTGATGGTGTTGCCGGTTCTGCTTCCCCAGTCGCGAATCGGTTGCGTCCATGCGGTGATTGCCGCGCCGATTGGTTTGGCGATGCCTGACACGGTGGCTGCGATGCTGCCGCCCCAGCCTTTGAGGGTTTGCTGGGCGGCGCTGATGACTCCCTTGAGTCCGGTTTGGATTTTCGCGCCGACCTGCACGGCGAAACCGCTCAATGAGGATACGGCCTTGTTCGCGAATCCGGCTATCTTGGAGCCGAGCGGTTTCCAAATGGCGTCTACGCCGAGCAGGCTACGCACGAGGCTGCCGAGCGCTCCAGAGAGTCCGGTGAAGGTGGATTGGCCCCGGCTGATGCTCGAGAATCCAGCCGAGAACGAGCTTGCCATCGTCTTCATGGAACCGGATACGGTGTTGGTGCCCTTGGCGAGTTCGTCCTCGGCGGCCTTGAGCGCCTTCTTCGCGTCCGCGAGCCGTTCGGCGGCGTCGTTGGAATTGTCGAGAGCGGTGGCCTGACGCAACTGGGCTTTTTCGAGATTGATGGAGGCGGTCTGCGCCTGAGTCGAATCCGACCCGTATCTGGCGATGGCCGAGTTGAGCCTCTCCTGCGCCTGCTGCACGTTGACCGTGGCCTGACGGTAGTTCAGGAGCGCGGCGCTGGCCTTGGAGGACGCCTGCGCCGCGTCACGCTTCAACGGTTTCAGCACATCGTCGGCGACGCCCCGGGCACTCGAACCGAATGCCTTTTTGAAGCTGCCGCCGAACGATTTGCCGATTTTCGAACCGTTGCCGAACGCCTGGGAGAAACGGTTGGAACCGGACTTGCCGGCCCCCCGCATCTCCTTGTCGACCGCGCTGCGGAAGCCCTTCATCGAGGGGAATATCGACACGTGGCCGGTTCCCACTTCCGATCCGAAAGCCATAAGGCGACTCCCCTCTTAGTTGATGGTTGTTTATCCGAAGAGCTTGCTCATATGCGTTTCGGCCTCGTGGATCTCCTCGGCGGTGGGCTCGTCCGTTTCGGGTTCGCCGTCCACGTCGCCGAGCAGCGTGGAAGCGCCGAGGAACTGCAATACGGTGATGTCGGTGGCGCTCATGGGGAACATGAGGCCGATGAGCGAGGCTCCCGTGTAGGAGGACGGGTCGCCGCACAGCGCCGTGTACAGGTCGATGGCGTCACGGTAGGGGAGACGCCGGCCGAGATCGTGTTCGATGCTCCACCCGAATCGGGCGAAGTCCGCTCGGACCTTTACTCCGTCATCGGAGTTGAGGATTCGGCAGAAGTCGGCGATTTTCCCAGTTCGACGCCCTGTGATTTGGCGAGCGTCTCCCCGTAGTCCTGGATGAGGTTGAACGCGACCTGCATGGGTTCGTGTTCGAGTCGTTCGGCCTGCTCGTCGCCGGCGAAAACGGTGAGGATGCGTTTGACCTGTTCGAGGCTTTCCGTGTCGGTCTGTGTGTTCGACAGGGCCTCGAAGTCGGCGATGGAAAGATAGAGGGGCAGTTTGTAGACGGTGCCGCCGGGTGTCAGTGCCCAGTATTCGTTGTTCTTGATGATGTGTCGCACCTTGACCTGGTTGGCGACCTCGGCGAGGGCCTCGGCCTCCCTGGTCTCGTCCCAATCCTCGAATTCAGCGATCGAGGGTGCCGTGTTCTGCTGCTTTGCCATGATGGTTTCTCCTGTCATACGTGTTTCTCCCGTCGTTGGTGTTGGGGCTCCCCGCATGCCGACAGGAGAGAGGTCATGCGGGGAAGAGTGCTGATGTCAGACCGCCGCGTAGGACTGCAGGTAGCGGCTGTTGCCGCCGTCTACGGCGGGATCGAGCTGCCATGTGGCGGTCAGCGAGAGGCCGGACACCTCGCCGCGCGTATCCTGCGCCGGCTCGTTGCCGGTGATCTGGATGACGCCGAGACGACGGCGTTTGCGGCCGGACTTGTAGATGGTCTCCTGATAGGCGAACCATTTGGTGTCCTGGATGATGTCCTTGACGTGGTAGACGCCGGTTTCATCGGGCTTTCCGATGGTCATGAGGCGGGTGAGGTCGTTGTCCTCGGCGGCGGTGAACGCGAGCGTCAGCGTCGGGTCGGCGTTGAGCGTGTAGCCCGGCTGGTGGAATTCGGTGGCGTCGTCGCCGTCGCGGGAGTCCTGCGGTGCTCCGTCGCTGGTGATGAGGCCAACTGTGGCGGAGGAGGAGCCGAACACGTCGCCGAGTTCGGTGATCGGGTCCGCCACGCTGGGCGCGATCTGCGAGGCGGTCAGCGTCTTGCCTGCCACATAGGGGGCGACGATGATCTTCGACGTGAGTACGTTCTTGACGGCATTAAGGTCGTTGCCCTGGTTGTCTGCTGTCATTCCATTGTCCTTTCAAAATGAAAAGACCCCGCAACGCATGCAGGGTCTAGGAAAACGGTTAAGGGATTGGTTAGTGTTCGCCGACCGTCGAATATTCGACGATCAGGTAGTAGTGCGCGGTGTCGGAATCGTCGGACACCGGGTATGGGCCGTTGCACGAGGAATCATCCACGGAAACGATTGGCGAGCCCTTGGCGAGGGCGATGGCCGGATGTTCGGTGAGCGTCGCGTAGACGCGACGGGCGAGAGTCTTGCACGGCTTCTCGTCCTGACGGCTCCATCCGTACACGTTCACGCCAATCGAACGGTCGAAATGGCCGAGCCCGTCCGCGTTGCCGCCATCGTCCCGGACGGTGACGAGCGGATACGCGCCCTGATAGTCGGGAGGCTTCTTGCTGCCCACCTGCAAACCATCCACATCGGTGATATGAGTGCGCAGGTAATCACAGAGGAAAGCCTCCATGTCGGGAGGCAGTATCAATGTCATAGCTTCACCGCCTTCAACGCCTTGCGAAGATTGCCGGTCTTGGATTCGACCAGCATGGTCTTCGGATCATGGCCGACCACCATGAAGGTGGTGCGGTGCGCGCGTTGGACGGCCTCGACCTGCAGGCCGTCGCGGTAGGCTCCCGTATCCACTGGCGCGTTGGCCTTGGCCACTCCGAGCGCCTTCTCGGCGGCTCCACGGGTCAGGGCCCTGACGCCGGCCGAGTTGAGGATCTGGTCGAAAAACGCGTCGTTGAACTTGATGCTGGTCTGTCCGCTTCCGGCCATCGGCTACCCCTTCCACTCGGTGAGCTGGACTTCCAATGTGGGCTGCCAGCCGGTAAAGGCGTTGGCATCGCGGCTGGGGAAGCCGCTGACCTCCCACATGCGGCCATCGGCCGGTTCGGGTCGGATACAGTCACCAAGCCGGATGTCCGCGTTCGGGTCGGCCACGGTGAGCACCGCAGTCGACGTGGTCTGCACGTCCAAAACGTCGGGCGTGCGAGTCGAACTGCTCGAAGCCAAAGCTCCTCGCACTTCCAATTCGACGGGTTTCGTCCAGTCCTCGGTGGTCTGCGCGGGATTGTACGGGTCGGCTTTACGTGAGGCGCGCAGCCGCACGAACCGTGTGGCCGCAGGCAGGCCGGAGGCGTTGATGTCATCGATGATGCTCACGGCAGCGCTCCTAGCTTGTACCGGTCGAGTTTCGCCAGCTCGTCGGCCATCAACGACACGTTGTAGGTGACGCTGCTGCCGTTGACCGACTGGGATTGGATGACGCCGGCGGAGGCCATGCTCGCACGCTTCGCGGCGTTGATGAGCACGCCCATCACGTCCGGCACCTCATCCGGCGTATAGCCGGCGTGGATGCGGTAGCGTATCGCGGCGACGCCGGCCGGGAATGCGCCGGTGGTGCATTCTACCAAACCCGTGGTGGGGTCGTAGGCGTAGTGCAGCCGGTTGCCGGCGCTGTCGGTCAGCTCGTCGACGGAGGTGACATGGCGTGCGGGGAGACGAATCACCTTGCCTCCCCGCGAATTGGCTACGCCCGACAGTTCGATGTTCGGCGTGATATGCCAGCCGCACGTGCGGCGGATGGCCGCCTGCGCCGCCTTCAGCCAGAACTCGCCGTCAGCGTCGAAGCCTGACGGGTCGGTGATGATGTCGGGAATGGTTTCATCGGCCATCGTTCGCCTCCAGTCGATTCACGTTAGGCCACGGTGAAGGCGTGCGACTTGTCGTCGGTGCCGACCCAAGTGCCGCCGGTGATGGCACTGTCGGAGTTCTTGGTCAGGGAAATCGACTTCACGCCCACGCCGGCGGCACCGGGAGCACCATTCTTGCCGGCTGGCCCCGGATCGCCATTGCCGCCTTTCGCGCCGGCCGGAATGCCAAGCGTGAGCACGCCATCCGCGAGCGTCGCGGTGGGAGCCGCGCCGGCGGCGAGGGCCACGGCCGTCACCGAGGTGATGGCCGCACCGTTCGCCTTGGTCAGGTCGATGGGATTGCCGGCGGCGTCGACCACGACCACCGGCTGCGGATACGTGCTGCCATCACCGGTATCGACCCCGGTCTGCAGCACCTTGGTTGCGTCACTCATCGGCGGTCACCTCACTTGGCCTTCTTGCCGAGGGCGACGGACACGAACGCCTTCGGGTACTTGACCTGCAGGCCGAGGCGTTCGCGCACGCGGAACGTGATGAGATCGTTCGTGAAATCATCGGAATGCGAGTTGGTGGACTCGGCGCGCAGACCGCCCTTACGGATGACCGCGCCGCCGAGCTTAAACGCGCCGACCAGAGCGGTGCCCTGGGCGATGGCCTCGGTGACCACGGTCTTGAGGCCCCACAGCGGCGGATCCTGCATGATGGTGCCGTTGCCGTACTGGCCGTTGAAGTAGCCGCCGCCGTAGTACTGGCCGTTCGCGTCCTTGGAGAGGCGAATGGCCTCGTAGTCGGCGGGGTTGATGACCAGCGCGTCCGCTCGGAAACCGGTGGCCAGCGCGATCTTGGTGCGGGCCTTGAAGATGCGGTCCGGGTCGGAGTCGGTGTCCTGCACCATCTTCTGGATGTCGCGGGAGAGCAGACCCTTGATGTTCGCATCGGAGCCGTTGCCGGACAGCAGCTGGGTCTCTTCCAGCAGCTGCAGGTTGTAGCGGGCGTGGTTGTTGATTTCGGAGACGATGTAGGAGAGGTCTTCGGCCATGTTGTCGGTGACCTTCCACCAGGCGGCGACCTCCTTGAGGCTGTCGGACTCCCAGCGGGGGGCCGGCAGATGGGTCTGCGGCTTGGCACCGCCCTCGCCCACGGTTCCAGCGCCGCCCTCGAGCGCGCCATAGACGGGGTATTCCACGGTGTTGGCGTTGCCGCTCAGGGTGACGGAGCCGAACAGGTCGGCGACCACGAGCGGACGCTCGTAAGGCCACACGCCGTTCATGTCGATCTGGGTGACGACCGGCTGGTATCCGGTGCCAGCCGTGCCGGTGCCCGCCACGTGCATGTCGGTCGCGGCCTTGAACTCGCTGGAAGCGAACGGGTGCGCCTTGGTGCCGATGACGGTCATGCCGGCCTTCTTCAGCTCCTGCGCGTACAAGTCGCCCAGCGTCTTGGCGGCGGGAGCCGTCTTGGCCTCGGGCTTCACATCGTCCACGTTCAGGTCGTTCACGCCCTTGAACAGGTCGACGCGCTCCTGAAGACGCTTGGCCTCCTCGAAGCGGTTCTTCAGTTCGGTCGCCTCATCATCGGTGAGGTTCTCCATGCCCTTGTCGTACAGGGCCTTGACCGCCTTCTTCTCGGCGGCCAGCTTCTCCATGTAACCCATGGATCATCCTTTCTATTGGTTGTTTGCCAGCGAGAGGAAGTCGCTGATTTCCTTGGCCCACTGCGGGTCAAAACTCTTTTTCGCCTTGCCGTCGTCCGGCTCGGGCTTGTCCGAATCGTCCGGCGTATCGTCGTCCGGCTCGTCATCGGGTTTGGAATCGTCCGGCTCGTCGTCGGGGGTTTCGGTGATGGAATCAAGCAGTTCGCCCAATGCCTCGTAGGCCGTGCGAATCTTGTCCTCGTTCGCCTTGCTTATGGCCCGGCCGGCCTTGACCTCGAGCACCTCGGCCCCCTGATTGGCGGCGACCTGCACGAGACTGATCTCAAATAGTTTGAGCTGGCGAATCTCCCGGTAGCCGTCCCAAGGGCTCTTCGCCTCCTCGCTTTCGACCCACGCGGTCTTCTCGGCGATGAAACCGATGCTCATCTGGTGGATGAGGCCACGCTTGAGCAGGTCGTAGGCTCGCTTGCCCTCCGCGATGTCGGTGTCGAGCTTCGCGGTGATGAGCAGGCCATGCTCGTCCTCCACGGCGCTCAACGTCTCCCCGATCACATCGTTCGGAGAGCCGTCCTTGTGCTGCCAGTGAATCGGAATGCCCGCGCCGCCCGCCTTGAAGTCAGCGGATAAGGTCTGCTCGAAGGCACCCTTGACGATCACATCGTCGTACAGGTCTTTCTCCCACGTGCTCGCGTAGCCGGAGAACACTCCTCCGCCGCTGTTGTCGGTGGCCTTGAGCTCCTTGAGCTCGTAGCCGAGATAATCAAGACTCATCTGAGGTTTCTCCCTTCGTCATCGAGTCCCATGACGCGCGGAAACCGGCGTCATACGTGTAGAGGCGTTTGAATTCGGCGAGCATCTGCTTGCCGTTCGGACTCGCGCCCTGCTGCGCGTTCTGCGTCTGTCCGCCGTCCTGCGGGCTGGGCTGACCGCCCTCGCTCACGTTGAGCGGGGTTATCAACTGGTCGCCGCCCGGCAGTTTCGGCCGGTCGAGCAGTTCGCGCGCCTCGTCGGTGGTCATGAACGGACGGCCGGTGGCGGTGGAGAGCGCCTGATACTGGGTCTCCATCGTGCCGCGCAGCTTCGCGTCCAAATTCGCCTTGATGTAGCAGTCCGGTTCGCCCACCGCCTCGGGCAGCGTGAGGTTCAACGCCTCCTCGAACGCCACCAGATACGGCAGCAATTCCACGTTCCACAGCTTTTCCTTGTATGCGGCGATGTTGCTGTTGGTGCCGGTGCGGAAGCCGATGTTTTCTGGGCTGATTTGGAATGCGAGGCACACCTGTTCGTTGATTTTTTCGCGTGCCTCCAAGTCGGCCATGTCCACCGGTTTGAACAGGTTGTCGACGGTGCGGATCTCCATGCCGTCTTTGAATACCGGCCATGTGCCGGCCATGCCGCCGCCTGCAACGTAGTTGCGCAGGCCTTGGGTGAAATCGTCGTAGTCGGCCTGTGACTCCCAGGGCATTTCCTTGGGCCGGTACACGTAGGCGGGTATCTGGTAGCCGTTTTCGGCTATCGATTTGCGGTATTTCGCCATCACCCTTGCCTCCGCGAGCAAGGGGCGCAGCACGTCGGTGATCGGGTCGCCGAGGTTCAGGCCGTCGATGTAGCCGATGTCGAGCACGATTCGCGGATCCGGCAGCCGATAGGTGCCGCCCTTGTTCTCGGCGACGCTGCTGATGGTCACACCTGTCAGCTCGCCGAAACCGTTCGCCGTGAGACTGTATCCGTCCGGGGGGATGCGGCGCAGCGTATTCCCGTCACCCGCACGATTGCTGCCGAGCGTGCACAACCACCTGTCCTCGAGCAGCATGTCACGGATGAGAGTCGCGTAAAACCTATAGCGGCTCATGCCCGGCAAATCGCTCGGATGGCGGATGAGCTTGGCCAGTGCGCCGTCGCGCACCTCTTCCGCGTCGCCGTCCGCGTTCTTCCGATACACCTTGAGCGGCAGGGAGGCGAGTTGGCGGCTGATGAAGTCCACGACAACGCGGACCGCGTATTCGCGACAGTACATACCGTTCGCATAGCCGGCGAATTCGGCGTCGGTGGGCCAGCTGATGGCCTCGGGCATCGAATCCATGATGGTCGGTGTCTCCGGTTCAGCGTTCTTCATCGCCAGCACGGCCGGGCCGTGCAGCAGATTGTTCAGAAATCCCATCCACGGCTCCTTCGGAAGATGGCTAGAATGTGACTCGCACGTTGTGCGAGGGCTCGTATTTCGGTTTCTCTGGCTCGCCGCGCATCGTCTCGAGCGCGTACAAGGCCTGACTTTCGGCGATGAGGCCGGAAATGTGCATCGCGCTCTGGTTCCGGTCCCACACCTCGACCTCACCCAATCGGCGGGTCACGGCGACGTTCACCTGTTGTTCGATGGCCGGCTGGGGGAGGTGCCGGAGCTTGTTTTCCTTCACCCGGTCGCGGAAACGGCCGGTCGCGGCTCCCAAGCGGAAGCCCTCGATGAGGTGCACCGTCCAACCGGCCTCCGCGAGCGGGTCGGCGAAGTCCACGGCCGGGCAGCCCTTGGACTGCACGGCGATTTCATGGATGTTCGGCCATGCCTCGCGAAGCAGCTTCAAGTACTTCGGCACCCAGAGCATGCCGTCACGGCGCACGATCAGTTCGACGTGCGGCAGGCCATCCTCGCGGTAGCCTGCGGCGGCGATATACGTGGTCTCTCTATCGGCGGAAGTATCCACGGAAAGCACCACGCGCCCGTCATCGGGGATACAGGACTTCGGGTCGATGCCGCGCTTCCACAGCTTCGGATTGATGTACGGCGTGATGTCCGCCGTCACCCACTGGCACAAGACCTCGGTGCGATACGCGGCCTCGGTCATGCCGTTGATGTCAGCCGAGATGCTACGAAAAGTCATCGGCCCATAACCCATGGAGGGGTTCGCCTGACGGATACCGTCAAGGTCATCCAGCTCGCATTTATCCGGAGCCGACCACTCGAAATACCCATAGGATGGGTCGTGCTCCTCGGCCCATTCGTCCGGCGACTGCTTGCCGGTTTCGACCGAGGCGTTCCATGATTCAGCCAGGGCACGTCCCTCGTCGACGACTCGGCGCAGCACGACGCTGCGATAGTCGCCCGCGTTCGAGATACCCCACAACTGACTGGACCAGATGGCCTTCGTGGTCTGACTGACCGCATTCCAGCCATCGTCGGTGTGCTGCTCTCGCAACTCGTCGAACACGACGCGGCTGGCGCTCTTGGAACGGATGTTCTTGTCGGCTCGCACGATGTACTGCGCCTTGTTTCGGCAGATAATCGCCTCTTCGCCGTGCGAATTGTTGACGCGCTGCACACGTTTTTGCAAAACCGGAACCGCAAGAGCGGCCTCGCCCTCGGAAGCCGGATTCGGATTACACCAGTTCAATACGGCCTGATATGGGGCGCGCGCGTTATCCAACGTCTGCGCGGCACCGACCACGAGAAACTTCCACGCCGGCGACAACTCCGGGTGGCGAGCGGAGTCGACGAACAGCCACCACGCGCACAGTACGCTCATGAGCGTGGTCTTGCCGTTCTGGCGCGCGACCTCGGTGACAACTCGGCGGAACCGGTAGGAGCCGTCCGGCAGAAGCTCAAGCCCGTGGATCAGCAGCCATTTCTGCCACGGGAAAAGATGCACGTGGAGAAACTTTTCGGCGAACTCGATGACCGCGTAGCCGTTTGATGTTTCCGGCGTCAGTTCGCGCAGCGGGGGAGTGAATATGCGTGGCGTGGTGATGCCGTGGGCATCGTCGTTGATTTCGCCGATGCCCATGACGCCTCCTAGCTGATTTTCGCCAGATACTCCTCAAGCTCATCCGCCACCGGAGTCGCCTCGGGCTTGGCGGCCTTGCCCCTCGCCGGTTTCGCCGGCTTCTCCTCCTCGGGAACCAGTCCGAGAGCCGCGCAATATTTCAGGAACGTCGGCAGCGAGGTATTGTCGTTCTGCGGCACAGCCGGACGGGTACCCTTTCCCTTCGCTTCGGCGTCCGATATGGCCTGTTCCGCCAATTCGTCCCAATGGTCGATTTTCCATGCAAGGGCCCGGGCGGCGGCGACCGTGGCTGCGTCCTTCGCGCGCAGATGCTTGGCGTTGCGCAGCGAACGCTCCAATGCGTCGGCCACCGTTTCCTGCGGAAACTGTTTCGGCATGGAACCTCCTTCGCGCGCGACCCCGGCCGAATATCGAATATTTTTCGGAGGGAGAGGAAGAGCGGCCATGCGGGTAGTGTCCCGGTGGCGGCCGGTTTTGGGATTTTACCGCCCCTCCCGGTGGTCAGGCTTTGATGGCGTTGGTGAATGCGTTGATTCCTGCGGTGAGGATTCGTGTGAAGCCCACGCTATCAACTTTCGGCATTATCGTGCCGTTGTTGTTGACGACTTCAACTGTGATTGGTAGGTCTGCGTCGACGCTGGCGAGGTCATAGCTTACGTTGTCCGCGCTGAGGCTGGCGCTGATGTGGAGTGTGATGGTGCCGGTTGCTTCGCGCAGTGTTTGCCCGCATGCGGTCTTGACCGGTTCGTCGATGTCCATGATTGTGTTGCTCCTATGCTGTTTTAATCCATTGTCTGCTGAGTGTGCCGATTGGTGTGGCTGGGTCTTTGTTGCCGCGCAGGTTGTTGCATTGTGTGTGTGATGGGCGGAAGCCTGCGGGGTCGTGTTGCAGGTCTGGTCGTTTGGTGACGGGATAGAAGTGGTCGAGGTTGAAGCTGTCGTCTGTGGTGTTCTGTGGTGCGTCGTAGTCGATGGGCATTCCGCAGAGCCAGCATGGACGGTGTTCGCTCTTGCATTCGAGGAAGAATTTCTTGCGGTCTTTTTCGAATTGGCGTCCGCCTTTGCGGACTTGGCGGCTGTAGCTGACCATGATGCCGTCACCCCGCAATCATTGGAGAATAGGTGTCCCTCGCCTCGGATTCGAACCGAGACTGTATCGGACTTGAATCGGATGCCTCTGCTGGTTGGGCTAGCGAGGGGTTGAAATATCAGGAGTTTTCGGCGTGTTTTGTTGTGCTCTCCTTGCATATCTATAGTAGTTGTGTTACTGTAGATATATCAGCAGAAAGGAGGTATCCGATGAGCCCAAAGGATTGGTTTGATGTCATCAACGGCATCATCGCCAACGTCATCGCCGCAGCCGCGCTAGCCATCGCAGTCAAGCGAAGACCGAAGCACAAGAAGTAAAAAAGGTTCCGGCTAGACCTATTAGCCGGAACCTCCCGCCAATCCTATCCCATCGGAGAACGCATCATGAGAACATCACTGATCTTCGGAATCGTCGCCGTGGTATTCGGTGCCGTGGCCTTGGTCGGCGCACTGTCCAGCAGCCCGATAGTATCGGGCGGCTTCGGTCTCGCGGCCGGAATCATGGGTCTCGCGGCCGGAATCATCAACGGCAAGGACGGCGACAATGGCGACTGAATATCTCGGCGTCAAACAGGTCGCAGAACGCCTTGGCATCACCAGTGGCGGCCTGCTCAACCTCAAACTCCCTGAACCCGACGCGACCATAGGCCGCACTCGGGGCTGGTTGCCTGAGACCATCGATGAATGGAACGCTCAACGTCCGGGACGTGGTGTCGGCGGAGGAAGGCCACGCAAAAACAAAGCATAGATACGCGAAAACCCAGCCACATGAGCTGGGTTTTTCGACACTAATCCACTGACATTATGCGGTCACAGTCAGCTCTTTGTCAAGTCCGCCACTGATAACGAGCCGGTAGACGCTGCTGTATGAAATGCCTTGGGGCGTGACATCAAGCTTGCCTCGGGATTTCCACACGGTGAGCGTATGCCTTTTGACGGTGATTCCCGCGTCCGTGAACACCTTGGCTATCTCAGCCGCAGACCCGCGCCTGGAATCATCCCAACACAACGTCTTGAGCCTACGCAGTTTAACCGTCTGCGCTCGCTGTTCCCTCCCGCAGACCGGGCATGTCACCCACTGGTCTGCTGCCCCAGCGGTGAGCATGGTCTCGCATAGTTCGCAGGTGCCGATTTCGCGGCGTTGCTCCGGCGGGTCCAGCGCAGCATCGACTTTGCGTGCGATGCCGTCAACGACGTGCATGTAGAAGCCCGCGTCCGCGAACGTGGCGAGCCTGGGGTGGCCTGCGCATGCGATGAGCGTGGCCTTCAGATCCTCGTTGCGTTTGTCTTTGCGCCAGTCCAAGGCGTCGATGCCGTCGAGGCAACGCCATAGTTCACGGGCCGTGGCGTCGAGCATGTCGATCAGGTCGAGCACGTCAAGCCTGATAGGAGTCGGGGGAGTGGCGGTCTGGATGCGCACGGGCGAATGCCCTCCCGGATGCAGGGTCGCGTCCAACGAGTCATGCAACGGCGTGACGTCGCGCGCCAGTCGCAGGAGCGTGCCGGCGAAACGCAGTTCGCACGTCTCGCACAGTGAATATCCCCCTTCGGTTATCGTTTTGCAGTTCTGGCAGTTCACGTTGGCCCCTTCCGGCTGGTCGGCTAGAATAATGTTTGCTTCTCATCGCCCTGGCCGACCATGGTTGGGGCTTTCTCGTATTTGAGCCGGCTGTATGGCATGTTCCATATGCGTTTGAATTCGGCTATCTCCTGCTTCGACAGTTTCGGCCCGCCCCATGGCTTGCCTGGCGGGCGTTCCCGTTTCGGCGGTTTGAACGGTTTGACGCTTATCCGGGCGAGATGACACATGTGCATGGCCAGATACTGGCCGTCCGGTCTGATGCCTGCATCTCCGCAGGTGCTACGGAGCAGCGGGTGGCCGACGGAGGGAAGCCACGTGACGCGGGTCAACGGCCGGCCGAGGATTATCGCCACGGTCAGGTCGTCACCCGCCACACACCCGTAATCCCACGACTCCCACACGGTTTCCCGATCCTCGATGACGTACAGGCCGCACCCCTCGCAGACGGTGACAACGAGGGGACTCGTTTTCGGGATGAACGCGCGAAGCCATGCTGGTTTGCGTTCACGGGCGCGTGGCCTGCTCACTCCTCCATTGCCTTTCTTCTTGCCGCGTCGAACGCGATTCTGATGATGTTCTCCATCCACGCGCCGGGGAGCGTGATGAACTTTCGGGTTTCGGCCATGGCGGCGGCAATCTCCTCTTCGGTGATTCCGCGTGACGCTCCGGCCTTGTATCCTCGTCCCCACGCCCACTGCAGGTCACTGTCGATGTACGACGGGTCACGCTGCTTCTGTGCCTCGATTTCACTGCTGATGATGCTCATTCGTTTCCTCCGTTTCGTTGTTGATTGCCGTTTCGATTCGTATGCACAGGTCGACGGCTTGCTGCCATCCGTTCCGATAGCCGATGACGAACGCTTCGGCCGGACTGTCATTGCCCAAGCCCGCTACCGCCAATGCGTTGAGCGCCTGCTGGGTGAGGTCAATCGGTTCGACCATGGGTCAGTCCTCCGTCGTGTGGCAGTTTGTGTCGAGCCAGTCTGCGATGGCGCGGAAGTCCTTGGCCCATTGGATGCGGGTCTCCCGTTCTCGCTCGTCCTTGGGTGTCGGTTTCGGCTCGTCGAAGGTGAGCAGTCCGTATTCGGGTTTTTTCAGGTAGTGGCAGCGGGCGCGTCCGCGTCCCTTGCCGGCTTGCTTGTAGTTGATGAGCTGGAGGATGTGCAGCATCTCCAATGCCTTGGCCGGGTCGAAGTTCGGCGTCTCGGGGTCTGCGTCGAACCGCTTCCTCAATTCGGGCATGGTGCCTTCTCCGTTGCCCAGCTCCCATGCGGTCGCTTCGATCTGCTCTCTGAATGTGAGTGCCATTTTGGGGTTTCCTTTCTGACGTTTTTTGGTTGGGAACAACTAGGGTCGTTGACGTGCTTTTTTTGCTGTTCCGGAGGGCCGAGTCGCAGTTGTTCCCGCACCCACCCACACACGTAGTGTGGGTGGGGAGTGCTGGGAACAGCTGGACATCGCTACTCCAGTTGTTCCGGGAACAACTCGGAACAACTGGGAACAACGGGAACAACTAGATTTCGAGATGGTTTTCCTTATCCAATTCGCTCGCCTCCTCCCTGCTCATCCGGTCCACGAAAGCGTCCGATTTCGGGTCGTCCATCTGCCGGTATGGTCTGACGCTGGCGTAGATGTTCCGGTTGTTGCGTCCGGAGCGGTTGCTGATCCATCCGCCTTCGAGCAGCCGGTTGATGGCGGTGAGCACGGTGGTCTTTCGCGCGCTTGACCCGTCGTCCTTCAGCAGTTCGATGATTTCGGTCTGGTTCGGCTCCTCGGGCGCGTTCTCGATGATCCGGCTGATCTTCTCCATAAGCCCGGTGGGTCGTTCGAGGCCGCGCTGTCGTGTGGTTTCGTCGCTGGGCATCATGTTTGGTCGTGCGATGGTGACGCGCATGAGTTTCGGGTCAGTGCTGTTGATTTCGATGCGTGCGGCTTCGCGCAGGTGCGAGCCATTCGAACTCCAACTGACGGCGCAATGCTCCTCGATCTCCGAGATTCGGTCTTTGCCTGATTTGATGACGATGGTGCCTTTCACACCCTTGCCGACAGGTTTGGTCATGTCCACGCTGTAGCTGATGCCGTCGATGAGGGCGAGTTTCTGCATGCTGCCGCCCGCGTAGCGTCCCCGGTTGTCTTTGGACTTGACGACGTGGTCGATGAGCACGACCGCTGGCCCGCATGCCGAGATGAGTCGGGGCATGGTGTTGTACCAGGCTGCGATGTCGTCGCCGCTGTTGCTGTCGAGGCCCGCGTAGGCGAGGCAGCTGGTGACGCCGTCGATGATGGCGAGCGTGGCGGTATCGGCGTAGTCGAGGGTTTCGCGCCAGCCGCCGAGGCTGGTGGGGCTGCTGGGCTTCGCGGACGGGCGCACGTAGTGCAGGTGACCGATGATCTGTTCGCCGGATACGCCGAGCAGCAGGAGGCGTTTGACCACGTTGCGCGCGCTGTCCTCGTAGTCGATGTAGATGACATCATGACTGCTCTTGAGTTCCTGTGCGGCGGCTATCTGGGCGATCATGCTTTTGCCGCAGCCGGGTTCGCCGTGCAGGTCGTTGACCGCGCCACGGTAGAAGAGGCCTTGGCCGTCCTCTCGTTGGAACACGGTTGGCGTTGGCGGCAGTTCAACGCCGGACGCCAACTGGGTGAGGTCCTCGAACCGCCAACTGGAGGAGGTTTTATTTGCCTCGTAACTTTCCGTTGAACCGTTTTGAACCTGAGATGCGGTGGTTGAACCGGTTTGAACCGGCGTCGTTCCAACGTTTTGAACCTGCTGTGGATAACTTTCCACCATTTGACTCGTAACCGTGTTTTGGGTGGGTTCGTTGAACTCGCCGGGTGTCATGCGTTCGATTTTCGACTGCCCGCATGGGTCCGTGTGGGATTGGATGCCGTTGACCTTCTCCATCGCGCCACTGAGAATGCTGGCCCATTCGCGCGCCGCCTCACGCTCCTTGCCTTGACGGTCGGGGGCTACCTCGGCGATGAACCGTGGCTTCAATTGGCTGATGGCGTCGAGCGCTCCACGATGGCCTTCCTGCGCGAAGTTAACCAACGCCCAGACGGCCTGCAGCGTGGTGTCATGCCTTGAGCCTTTGCTTGCCGGGTTGGCGAGCGTCTTGTTGAGGAACGTGTTGACCGCCTTGCACATGCGGTCGTCGTATCCCCTCGGATTAGAGGCGATTGGAGTGGTCGACGGGTTTGAATGTGTCAGGTTCGCCATGCTGTCGGGTTTGCGCAGGTAGTCCACCCACTTCCATGGCAGGGTCGCCAGATCGCTGATGCGGGGGAGCGTGCTGGCAACCCTGCCGCTGGGCGTGTACCAGCAGTACATTTCGCCACTCGGGTGGATCGACGGCCAGACCACGGAATACCGGTGGCCGGGTTGCAGGATGTCGACGCCCTCGATGGCGCCGCCCTTCCAGGCGAGCCCTTCGGGCACCTTGTAGAACAGGTGGCGTGCCGGCGAATCGATGCCGTGCGACGTGCTGCTCCACGTGGCCGGCAATGCTCCCAGCTCCTGGCTGAGTTCGCTGATGCCTTTCGCCCCGTCCGCCTTGACCTGATGGCCCTGCTCCGCGTCGATGTCCAACACGAGCACGCCTTCTGGTATGACGATGCCCGTGTTCGCGTTCGGGTTGGCTTGGCTCCACAACTGTATTTGTTCGTCGGTGACGGGTTTGCGGCTGCGTCCCGTGAAACCAGCGGGTGGCGGGGTCTTGCGTCCCTCGGGCAGGGGGATGACCTGCATCCATCCAGCCGCACGGTACAGGGGTGCGGCTGCCGTGTATCCGTAGATGTCGGTCATCTTCGAAACTCCCTTTGACGTAGTGTGAAAATGTGTGTGGTGCCGTGCCCGTCGTCGCAACAGGGCCGGCCGCTTGGATACGGCGACGGCAATACGGGACTCAGCCTTTATCCGAGTCCTTGGTGTTATGCCAGCCTGCGAGCACGAGCTTCGATGAAAGCAGCTCGATACTGACGGGCGACAGACCTTCGGGACACAGGTCGACCTCGCTGATCTGCGTGGCCAGCTGCTTCTGCTGGTTCTGCATATACTTCAAAAAGCTCGTCCATCAGAATTCACCGGTTTCCAATTGCTGTTCCGAACCTCCGTGGTTCTGCGGCTGCGCCTGGTCGGTGACGGCCGTGACCGCCTCGACAGGCACGCCCAACAGTCTGGCGATCTCCTGCGGGGACTTGCCCGCCGCCTTCAACTGGTTGACCTTCATCGGATCAGCCTGCGGCTGCTGCGGCTGGCCGAGCTGCACCGGCTGAGCGGGTTGTTGCGGCTGCTGTTGCGCGGGAGGGTTCCACGGGTCCACCGGAGCTGTCTGATATCCCTGATTCGGGGTCTGCTGAGGCTGCTGTGGCGCGTACTGCCGCTGCGCGTAACCTTGCTGGGACTGCTGCACGGGAGGCTGCTGGGAGCCCTGCTGGACAGGCTGCTGGGGTTGGCTTCCGTTGACGAGACTGTTGACGCTGGACGCGGGTTCGATGTGGAATTCGAACACCTTCGGCGGTTGGGGCGCGTCGCCCCGCTGGCCGAGACCCACGAACCGTTCCGTGATGGTGTCGCCCGGCTTCGGAATCTTCACGCCCGCCTGACGGCAGGCATCGCGAAACGCCTTGAGCTGGATGCCCCAGCCTTTAATCCATAGCGAGCGGCGGCCGTCGTCGTCATCCACGCTCGGGTCGCGCAACTGGGTCTGGATGATGACGTGGATCTGCTCCTTCGGACGCCCGTCGTTCCAAAAGGCGGGCTGCTTGGTCTGGAAGTCGTTGACCTGCGTGGTCTCGATTTTCTCGATGACGCCGGTCACCGAGTCTCCGGGCTGGCTGTTCGCGCCGAAGTACGCTTTGGCGCTGTTGCCGGCGAGCAGGTCGCCGAGCGAACTCAACTGGGCGGGCTGACGCTGCTGCGGCTGATAGCCGTAACCCTGCTGCGGGTAACCGTACTGTGGTTGTGGTTGTCCGAACATTGTCGTGTTCCTTTCGTTGTTTTTACTTGGTGAACTGGTATTCGGATTCGATTAGGGGGATGAGTCGGAGCCACTTGTCGGGAACGTCCGGCCACGGCTTATCGTCGAACTCAGGGAGCGCCGACATGTCAGGCCAGACCCGGCCCTTGCAGGAGAAGCACCTGTCCGGGCTGGCCGCCGGCAACTGTTTGATCCAGCTGTCGCGCACGTCGGCGCCCTCCGCCTGCTCCACGCAATCCATGAGGTTGACGAGCAGTTGGGCCCGGGCCAACGCCCATTTGCCGGGCTCCGGGTCGAACCTGGTCTCCCATGGCAATGCGTCACCCAGACTGGTCTTGTTGCGAGGCAGGAAATAGATGCAGTTGCGCTCCACTCGTTCTCCCTCGTTCTGCAATCCCATGCCGTAGAGCGAGGCCTGCACCCGGTACTGTTGCGAGGGGCCGTGGGCTTTGACCTTGGTGACGGTCGTGTTGCCGACTATCTTCCAGTCGATGGTGCTATGGGTCTTGCGGTCCCACAGGTCGATGCTGCCGGTCACGTCATAGCCGCCATGCACTCCTTGCAACCGGCCTACGGTGACCCGGTACTCCGAGCGCCACCGTTCCGCGAGACAGTGCACGTTGTCCTCGCTCGTGTACGGGAACTGGGCCGCCGGCTCCCCGTTCAGCTTTCGGAACATGGTCTCGAAATGCGCGTGAACGCACGTGCCGATGAACGGCAGCCAGCCCGGCGAACGACGCTCCGGCCAGCCCGCCAGTTTCGCCGCGAGACAGTGCACGCAGTCCGTGCCCAGTTCGCTCGGGCCTATCTCACGTTGCAGTTCGCGTGGAGCGTTCTGGATGTCGTCCTCGATGAGCTGGCGGATCTCCGGCCATAACCTGGGTTCCTCCATCGTGTCCACCCGTGTTTTCGGCGTGACTGGCGGCTTGCCCATGCCGGGTGCCGACTGGGTCATGGGCGGTGTGTCCACTGGTATCGCATCACCCTGCTGTTGGGCTTGTGCGACGGCGAGAATGGCGTCATTCATGCTCATGGTTCTTCACCTCCTTCAAAAACTCGTTGATCTGTTTCTTGATGTCCGTGAGTGCGGTCTGGCTGAGCCGTGTGATGGCCACCGCCTCGTCCGAATTGTCGAAGCGCAGCGTGTAGGTGCGGTCGCCGTCCTTCGCGATGGTTACCGGCATGCTGCCGAAGGCCATCGAATGCACGGGGAAGCCGGTCTTGCCTTGCGTCTCCAGTTCGCGTATGGCCTTGTGGATGCGTCTGGCGACGGTGAGGCCCAGCTCGTCGAGCTGCTCGGAGCGGATGACGTACAGGTCGTCGGTCAGCTCGTTGCCGTTCTCGTCGTGCAGGTCGTAGTCGGCGATAACGCTTTCCACGATCTGGGCGATGCCCAGGCTGGACAGTTCCGCGCTCATGAGACCACCACCATAGGCTTGCCGCTCATCGCGTAATCGGCCACCGCGTCCGCCGACAGCAGCTTCTCCAACTGGCTGAGCGGCCGCGGCCGCAACTGGTAGGCTCCGGGATACTTGGTGGCCGGGTAGGCTTTTTCGAACGTGCCGGCGTTGATGCGGCGCGCGCCCGGCTTGACCTGCACCTTCAGATTGCCGGCCTGGTAGGTGCCGACAGGATGCGAGTCGAGAATCAGGGATTTGAGATTGTCGATTTCCTCCTGTCGGCTGGCAATCTCGGCCTGCAGTTCGACGATGCGCGCCGCCTGCGCCTCGAACAGGCCCTGTCGCAGGCCCTCGTCGGGGTTTTTGGTTTCGATTTCCTTGAAATCCGGAGTCAACACGTTGTTGTCATTCGCAGTCATTTGGTTTTCCTTTCACGGTGACCTGGGCGTAGGTCGGGTACCACGCCGTCTGATGGTTCGGGTATTGGTTCGCATGCCGGGTGCACGCGCTGATCGCGTCGGACAGGCCGGCTATCGGACCCAATGGGCCGCATGTCCTGCAACGCGGCATCCAAAGACGTTTATCGGGCATCCTGCTTGTCCTTGGAGGTGAGTCGCAGTCCGGCTATGATGTCCGCCGAGGCGTCCGGGTTGCGCAGCAGCTTCGATATGGCCGCGCCTTCCTTGACGGTCAGTTGGGCGATGGCGATGGCCGACGTGACGGCCGTATGCTGCTCATCGGTGAGTATGATCTTGTCGGACAGCAACAGTTTGGTGGCCTTGTCGATAAATGTGCTGGCCGCGTTCGTGATGCCGTTCGCCGTCGGCACCAAAGCCGCCAGTTCGAAACTCAGATCCTCGTCCGCTATCAGCGCCTGCTGCACCATACGCGGCTCGTTGATAGGCTTGCTCATGATTAGTCTCCTTGCTTGTTCGGCTCCCATTCCGGGAGCGGCTTGATACGGATATAGAGATGCGGCTCGTACTCATGCCCGCAACACGTGTACGGGTCGCCGGACTTGCGTTTCCGGTATTTGCCTTTGGCTCCGTACACCCACAGGTCGGGCATGCGCTTGGTGGCATGGGATTCGACGACCTGCGCGTCATCCACGTAGGCGACGCCGTTCAGGGAGTCCAGAACCAGCTTCAGCAGGTTGTCGAGATCCGGGCGGCCGCGATGGCTCATCCAGAATTCGGCCTCCAACCTGACCGGGCACTGGTATGGTTTCGCCTGCGGGTATTTCAACCGGAATTCGGCGAACAGGCGTTCCTCCGCCCTGACGGTGCGTTTCGGGGTCATCGCGTGCCCGTTGTAGACGCGGGGACGCCCCTTCGGCACCGGGTCGCCCGGCAGACAGAGCGTGAACTCACTTGGCTGTTCCATCAGCGCCCCACTTCAACAGGATTCCCACGAACATGAGCGGCAATACGACCGCCAATGCGAGCGAGCCGGTTATCATCCACTGCGGCGTACCCACCGGACTTGGGATGCGGCTGTGCGTGCCGGCGAAACCGACCAGCCACCCCTCAGCGAACGTGAGAGCCAGCAACACGGCCGATTTCTGCCCGTCCGTGAACCGTGGCTTGGGACGACGCATACGCCGCTTTTTACGCCGTAATGCTTCGATGCTCATTCCGCAACCTCCTTGCGCCTGCGTTGGATGGCGCGCAGCAGGGTCAGCGACTGGCTGAGGATCATCGACGCCTCGAACGCCAACTGGTTCTCACCCAGGTCGAACAGGTACTGTTCGAGCGAACCTGCAGCGTCATGCACGTCACTGGCCACATCGACGGCGTGCTGCCACTGATCGACCGGATGGAACAATCTTTCCTCCACGGTGTCCTTGTCCGGCTCGCATGCCGGACAACCGCACTTGCCGGTCTCCGGCTGGCGCGTCTCCCCGTCCAACTCCTTCTCCAATTCGACCTCTCCTTCCTCAAGCAGCCGCTCCATGAGCTCCTTCAGCGACATGTCCTCCGGAACCTCGACGCCGATGGCGTGGATACCGCTAACCTTGTGTTCTGACATCACTGATTTCCTTTCTGAATTTGGTTGGTGATGTTGGTGCCGGCATGAACCTTGGACAGTGCGACGCCGGCACCTTTTCTCCTGGTTTTGAATCCGGGAAACCC